CTTCAGTAACAGCTCCTTGTAATAATTGTTCTAATTCAAGTTTTCTTTTATTTTCTTCCGAAGAGTATAATTTCTTTTTAGAGACTCCTTCTACTTTACGTGCTCCTATACCATAATATTCTGAATCTAAATAAAACCTTAACATTCCTTTATAGTTTGCTAAACCATCTTCAGTAATTATCTCTTCAGTTTCATTATTTCTTCTTTTTGCTATTCCCCCTTTATTTTCTACTATTTGTTTTTTATTATTAAATAATTGTTCTGCTAATTTAATTTGAGGTTCTATAAAACTTTTATGTTTAAAAGCTAATCCCATCATAGAATATGCTTTCATTATTTTTACTAAATCCCAAGATTTTTGTTTAGATAAATAATCTTTTGCATCTTCTTTAAAAGCATTTATTTGCTCAATAGTAGGTTTTTTTCCATTATTTTGTTCAAATTCAATAATTTTTGTTTTAACAATATCTAAAACTTGAGCATTAGTATCAGCTATAAATTGTGTTGCTATTTGTTTTTCTCTAAGACCTGTTCTAGGATTTTGATCACTATGATCTATTTCTGCTAAATCTGAAGTAGTAACTAAAGATTTCATTTTATCCCAAAAAGGAATTACTCCCATCATCATACCTTTTTCACTAAACTGATCCATTAGGCTTTTCTGAATAGTAGGAAGAATATTAATTCCAAGTAAATTTTGTTTACTTTCAGGAAAAATATATTTTAATTCATATAAAGTATTAGTAATTAATTCATGAAAGGCTAATAAATCTTCATTGGCTTCTATTTCTTCAAAATTCTTATCATACCATGCAGTTTCACTACCGTTTTTACCGAATTTTTTAGGTATTTGATAAGTATATTCATAAATACCTTTAGGTATATAGTAGGATATCCCATCAGATTTTTTTCTCATAGCAGGATTTTCTGCCATATCTAATCCCCAATAAGGAGAATGTTCTTTATTCCATTCTTCAAATAATGTTTTTTGTTCTTCTAAAGAAAGTTCAGAAGTCGTAATCTTTGACCACATTACATCTCTTTGTAATTTCCATTTCTTAAGTTTCTTTTCAAGCATATCCATATACTTCTCAAAACCTTTTTCTCCTAAATGTGATTTTAATGTTGTTATATGAGCTTCTTTTTGTTTTTCACTTTTAATAACTCTTTTATATAAAAATTCATTAGGAACTTGAGAATCTTCTAAAAAACTATCTTCAAATAATAATCTAACATCCATATTGATAGTATTATTATCTATCCAATTGTAATACTCATCTATATTTTGTTTTTTATATACTTGTGCTCCTGATGCATCTCTTTGATGAAATGCTTTATTAATAAGATTAGCACGCACTTTAAAAAACTCATCAGAAAATCTATTAACTAATTTTCCAGTTTCTTTACCGTCTTTAGTTAATTGTTTAAATTTATTATAATTGTTTAATTTTTTAATTACTTTATCTCCTAAAGAATCTAAACCTTTCCAAATTTTATCTGCTTCTTTTTTTGCTAATATATTAGCAGTTTCTACTGCTCCCATAATACTTTGTAGTAAAGCATCTTCTGTTCTACTTAAATTTAAAGTAAGAGAATGTACTTTATTAATATCTTTAAGATTTTTAAAAATTTCTTCTTTCGTTAAATTTTCATTAGTATATTTTCTAACAAAAGTTGTCATTTGCTCCCTAGCAAGTATTAATAATCTTCTTTGAATTTCTTCAGCTTTAATCCTACGTAAAGAAAAAGCATTAATAATCTCAGGAGTATCTCGCTCTTCTTCATCTAATAAAATATGTCGTCCAGGCTCTTTAGTATTATCTCCTGCTACTATCCATAAATCAGCTGCTCGTAATCCATATAAAATATCAGAGTAACTAATTATAGGTTGTTCTAATACTTTTTCTAATTCTGCTAATTGTTCATCAGCCATTTCTAATACCCCTTCAAAATTTTCTATAGTAGATGCTTTTACTTTACTAACTTTAGTTTTTTCTATAAGCCTTTCTATAGTATTTTTTTGTGTTTGTAATATTTTTGACTCACTAATAGTAGTAACTTTAGCTAGTTTATCTTTTATCTCATTATACCTAGTCTTTAATGCTTTTAATTTTTGAGTAGTAACAGCTTCTACTTCTGAAGAAGCAGCATCAATTAAAAAATCAGTATCTTCGAATAAAGATTGTTGAATATCTTTAAGAGGTGTTTCTCTAACAATAGGCCCATCTAATTCCTCTACTCTAAAAATTTCAGAAAGTTTCGCATTTCTTTGTCTTTTCTTTTCTTGATTAACAGGTAAATAATTATATCGCATAGTTATTTCCCAAGTATTTCCCCAAGCAAGTTTCTTAGTAAAAGAATGTGAAGTATTATTAATACTATTATATTTAGCAATTCTCCCACTTAATGGTCCAAAATTTTCAACATGTTTCTGAAAACCTATTCCTTTTTTTATTTCAGTAGCTGTTTTAATATTAGGAATTTTACCGCCTTCCATAGTATATGTTATGTGAGCTAATTTTTCACCTACTTGTTTAGAGAATTTTTTCCATTCTTTAGTTTTAAGATGAGCATTTAGATCATCTGCATCTATAGAAAAATCTATTTGAAAAGCCTTTGAAAAAGTTTTTGAAGAAGATAAATCTACTTCATTCCAAGTATTACCCTGTTCATCAGTAACTTTTTTTACATCATATAATTTATTAAGAATATTAGTAACTTTATTAGTATAAAAAGCTTCTATAGGTTTAAGTTTCTCAATACCTTGAGATTTCATTTCTTGTTTTTCAGCTTCTAATTTTACTTTTTCATTTTTAAAATGATCTCTCGCAAAAGCTTTATCATATTCAGCTTTATTTATAGGTGATAAAGCTCCAAAAGGATCATCATTTTCACCTTTATAATATTTATTTTTTTGTATTTGATAATTATAAGAATTTATAGTAAAATTTTTATAATCTTTTTGCGCTAATATTTTTTCTAAATTAGCTAATTGATTATTAATACCTCTAATCTCATCAGCAATAGTTTCATGCCCTTCTACTTTAGCAGCAGTTTCACCTGTAGGGAATAATACTTTCTCATAACCTTTTTTAATACTATCTTGTACTATAGATTGTATGAAGAAATTAACCCAATTACCTTTTTTGTTTAGTAATTGTAGAAATTGGTTTTGTTTGTTTAACTCTTCATCCTTAGCTAAAGATTGATATTGTTTTTCATATTCTTGTTTACTAATGGTTTCTTCTTTTACAGTTTTAGGATTAGTACCCCAAAAATCTATCTCTTGAGTATTATCTACTTTAGATTTTACATAATATTCATTTGTTTCACCTGTATCTTCATTTATAGATATTTTAGCTTCATATTTAACATCACCTATAAAAAACCTTTGCTGGTCTTCTTTAGATAAATCTAATTTAGGTTTGATTAAACCTTTCTTATCTCTACCTTTCTGAAATAAATCAGATTGTACTTCTAATACTCTACGAGTTTTACTACCATATTTATCATCACTCCTAAACCAACCTATACCTTCATCAGTGCTAAATTGTGCATGTCCTTTAATATTAGGTTTAATTGCAGGTGTAGATATCTCATTTTCTGTGTAGTTAGTACCTCCTGGTACTGTTAGATTGGCATAATGTTGAGTAGGTGTTTTATCATTAATATTTATTAAATCAGTATGTATATTAAATAATGGTTTTACTCCATTGGGATTAGTTTCTGGGTCATATTCGTTTTCTAATGGCTGCAAGGTATATAAGTTTTTACCCTCTTCATCTATGACTTTATATTTATCAGAATATCCATCAACAGTTACGATATCATTTTTTCCAAGAACCAAATCCCCTCCATAATTAATATAATTTTCTTTAGTAGCAGTATTAACTTCAACAACAAAACTATTATCAGCTAATAAAGATGTTATAATTTCTTCTCTATTAGTTATATCTTTATCTAATATAATTTTCTTTTGACCTTTTGATACTTGTAGTTCTGTAAGAATCTTATTTAAATTCCAACCATTCTTTTCTCCTTTAGTAAATACTTGTTTAGCTTTATCTGATAATAATATATTAACAGCTTTTAATCTATACTGAATTTGAGCTTTACTAGATAGTAATTCCTCTATGGTAGGAAAATCTTGTAAATTATTATTCTCTGTTTGCCAAGAAACAATCTTTGCTTCAAGAATAAAAGGATTCCAACCTGTTTCTTTTGTTAATTTCTGAAATTCTGGAAGTGATTTATTTAAACATTGTGCCATATTAATTACATTTTTTTATAGTTTCTTGCTCAGACAAAGATAGACTATTCCACTCATCTTTCGTAATTCCTAAGTCAGAAATTGTTTTACCACTACTAACTCTATCTGAAATTCCTTTAGTAGAAGGTAATTGATTTAAGTAATCTGTTAAAGCATCTGCATCTATTAAAAAGTCAGGACTTACATTATCTTTATTAGTTTCTCCTAAAGAAGTTAATAAACTAGTAGAAGTATCTTTACTTTGTTGTGTTGATTTACCTACAAAATCTTTAAATCCTTGTATATCTTGTTTAGAGCCTAATACGTGTATTCTATCTACATCTCTAATAATAACTTCTTGTGGAACTTTTGAATTAGGGTTAAACTTATCTTCAGGTTTAATATTAGCAATAGCTAAAGTTAAAAGTCCGTCTTTGAGTATAGATTTTACTGGAGTGGGGGATTCGTAAAAATAATCTTGACCTATTCCTCCTGCCATTATTTCATAAACAGATTCCTGAAAATAAATTCCTAATCCAGAAGCGTTTGTTCCTTCTCCTTTTCCAAATTTTTCTTTATCAAACTTTTGAATGTTTTTTCCTCCAATATGATATAGTATTTTTTTATTTGGACTATCAGGAAATATAGTATCTAAATATTTAGAATATTGTTTTTGATCACCAATATTGGCTAGTTCAGGTTTAGCTTCAAATAGTTCTGACAAACCTTCTTTAACCCCACTAGTTTGTTGTGCTGGTTGAGTGGTTGGTGTGGCTTCTTGTCCTTTTATAGTATTATTACTTATATTAATAAGAGTCATCGTATCTTCTAAAGTACTTGCTAATAAAGAATTAGGGTCTACAGTTATTCCTATACTTTTTAATAAATCCATTAAAAGATCTATAATTTTACTTAAAAATGGTTTTCCATCTGTATCAGTTATTTCATTTAATTTCTTTTGAAAGTCAGGTTCTGTAAGAGCCATTGCTACAAATTCTTGAACATTAATAGCTCCATAGAATTTATTAACCATTTCTTGAGTAAGGTTTTTTCCTGTACTAATAAAATTATCAATTTTTCCAATTCCTGGAACTCCTTCTTTTAACATTTTAGCATGTTCTGCTACAGTAAGACTTTTATTTGCTAATCTCCAATTAAGATATGATTCCCAAAAATTAGCTAATCCTTCAACACCTTCTGTATTTTTTAATGCTTTAATATATTTAAGTCTATTACCATTTAGACGAGCGATAGTAGCTTTTTGTTCTTTTGTTAAAGAAGAATAATCTTTTGCTGCCCATTTTTTAATTATAGGAGAAGTGAAAGTATGAGTAAGTTCATGTAAAATAGTTGTAGCTAATTCATCATTACTTACTTCTTTAAGTTTTGCTTTATTTAAAAATAATTTTTTAGTTTTACTATTATAATTCCCTTTACCTAATTTAATATCATCAATTATATTAAGAGTGAATTCTGAAGGCAATTCAATTTTACTAAATAGTCTAATTAATTCTTTATTGTATTTAGAAACATTATTTGATAAAGTTAATCCTTCTAGAATATCTCGTAGTAATTCTTCTCCTTTTAATTTATTATTAATTTTTAATTTTCCTAATAATTCAGTACGATTTTCTTTAGGATTATTTACAGCTTCATAAGTAAATTCTGTAAGTTTATCTTCTTGATTTATATCTTCTGTTTGATTAGGATTAGTGTTCGTAGGATCAAGTGTATCTATTGTTTCTTTATTTCCAAAATTATTTCTTCTTTGTATTGCATCATTTATAGGAGCTAAATTATTATACTGTTTGAAATCAAAATTACCTTTTAAAACTACAATTCTTTTATAAGAATTAGAAGAATAATCATATTCGAAAAGTGCAAAATTACTACCTTTACTAGCTAAATCTTTATCATATACAGATAAAAAATGGAAAGGAGTCATTTCTCCTCCTATTATAGTTGAATATTTAGCATGTTCACCTTTTTTAATACTAAATTCAGTAACTGTATTAATATTTTTACTGTTTAATTTAATATCTTCTATAGATGCATTAACAACTTCTTGTGGATTATTTTGAAAATATTGACGAACAAATCTTGAAGGTTGTGAGAATATTTCTTTTCCATTAGCCGTAACATTAGAATTAAAAGTTTTAACAGGATCAAAAGAAGTTTCATTTAATACTTCACCAAAATTCAAAGACTGTAAATAAGAAGTAGGTATATATTTTACATATTGTTTTGCTTTTTGTATTCCTCCATCTAAGAATGCTGCTAAAATTATATCTTGAGCAAGTTTTTGGAATGTATATTCGAAACCATTAATATTACCTATACTTTTAGTAGAGTTTAACATTTTTTGGAAATGAGTATATATTAATCTTTCATTAAGATTTTCTCCTGTAGAAGATTCAAATTCTATTCTTGATAATTCTCCATTAGAATTTATATCAAAATTTAATTTATTCAAAAATTGATTTTCTCTAAACCATTTTTTAGTTGAAAAATTATTAAGTATAGTAGCAAGTGATTTATTAGTTTTTGTATCTATAAATAACCTAGAGCGTTCTTTTTGTACATTTTCAGTAAATAAATTAGTAGCTTCATTACTATAAAAATATGCTTTCATATTTTCAAATACTCTTTTTTTAATAATTACTACTTTAGCAGGAGTTAAGTTTGCTCTATTTTCTGCTTTATGATTAATAATAGCCTCAATTTGTTGATCAAATCCTTTTTTATTAAAAGGGAAATAAGAACTAAATAAGTTATTAGCGGCCATTGCACCATAAAAAGAAGCAGCTCCTAATAATGTAGTTGGAGTTGTTAAAGATTTATTCCAAGACCCTTTATCATATTCTCCTAAAAGATTAATAGCATTGGCAATAGGACTAGTTCCTAATTTATCTATTTGTTTTACTTTATCAGCATTTTCTATCATAGAAGAAGGAACACCTTTAGAGTCAACATTAATTGTACTTTGAAGTAATCTAATTTCTCCTCCTATTCTTACTGTTTCTAAAAATTTATCTAATAATACTAATTGAACTAAATTATTATCAGAAGTTGCAGGAATATTTAATATTTTTTGTCCTTCTTTATTAATAGATTCTGTAGGAATAATTTCTTTTAATGGTTTTGATTCTATTAATTTTAATAGTTCTTCACCAGACATATCTGCTCTATCTTTAAATACTTTAGTTTCTTTTTCATTTAAAGAAATATAACGTCCTTCAGGATCATATTTATTTCTTAATCCCTCTTTTACTTCATACTCAACATTAGCAGTAAATTCTTGTAAAGAAGAAGAGGCCTCTTTAAGAGAATTTATATACTCAACTATTATTGGTTGATTAATTAATCCTATTATATCTTTCGAATCAAATCCTAATAATGCTAATGCTTTTATTGCTTCAAAAGTTTCTGCATTAGTATTCAATTGTGATAATAATCCTGCATTTGCATTATCTACAGATGCTGATTGAAAAGCTGTTATTATATTAGATTTTAATTCTTCTCCTGAAAGAGTTTCTGGATTAGATAAATCACCTCTAGAAATATTAGTACCAAAACGCATAACAAATTTATTCTCTGCTAATATTTCAGTATAAGAAAGGCCTTCAGCACTTATATCAGGATGTTGAAAAAATACTAATTCTTTTCCTTGTGCTACTGCATTAAAAGTAGAATCAATAGAAAATGCACCTGTTCCAATAGTACCAGCTACACCATTTAAATATCTATTTCTTTGATAAATATCTGATAATATAGATGCAGTAGTATCTGTGGTTATATTAGATAATCGTTTTGCTAATTTTGGAAGATCCCCAAAAGAATCAGGTTTAAATATACCTTTAACAACAGTAGGAGTATCATTCATTAATACAGCTCTATGAATATCTAAAAGTTCATTTTGTCGAGATGCTAAATAAGAGCGTTTTAAAATATCTTGTTCAGTATTTAATTTATCTAATTTTTCATAAATTTCTGTAATTTTTTCTGTAATAGTATCTTGTTTCTTTTTTCCTTTTTGTTGTAATTTTTTTAATATTTTACTAGCTTTTACCTTATCATCATCTGATAGTAAATGTTTATTAGCTTCTAAATATGCTTCTTTATCTTTAAAAAATTCTAAAGACTCTTTTTTAGCTTCTTTATCTAATCCTAATTCTTCTAACAAAGATTCAATTTCTGCTGTAGTTTCTTCTAATCTTTTATTAATTGCTAATTCACTTTTTAGAAAATCTTTCTTTAAATAACCATTTTCATAATATGTATTATACATATAAGAATAAAGTTTATCAACATCAAAATCAGAACCCATTTGTGCTATAAAATCTCTAGGTGCTAATACTAAATCTCCTGATTCTTTAGGCAAAAATCCTACTATTTCTATAGCCGCAGTAGAATTAGGACCTTGAGTAGGAATACGAAAACCAAATAATTGTAATAATTCTGTAGGTAATCTTTTAGTGTTTATAACAGCACCTGATACTAATTTTCTAGCAAGTGTATCAATTTTATCTATAAGTTCTTTTTCTTCTTTAGTAGTAGTATATTCTCTATCTGCTTGTCGCTTCTGTTGTAAATCAGATAATTTTTTTCTTAATATCTTTAATTCATTTGCTGTTTGTTTATCTGCACTTCTGTCTAAAGTTAAAAAAGTTTCTATAGGTAATAAATCACCATCTTGATCTCTAAATTTAAAAGGAACTATAATTTGTGCAGGTAACATTCCTCCTTTTCCATCAGGTCGCATTGGTAATAGTCCTTCTTTAGGATTAAAGTTTTCAGTAAATACAACTCCTCCTTTTCTTAGTTCTTCAATGGCTTTTGGCCCTTCTTTCAATCTAAAACCTTCCTCTGCTCCTAAAACACTAGAAAATCCTGATGTTTCTTGTTTAACTATTTTATTAGTAATAGTTGCATTTAATAAACTTTCAAATTTTGCAGAATATGGAGAAGCCCATAATGGAATTTTAAAATCAGTACCTTCTTCATTAAGAGTAAGAGCAGCAATCATATTTAAAGGATATCCTTCTCGGTTATTAATTTCTCTTATTAAAAGTTTTTGAATCTCTTTAACTGGTATTCTTCCATTTTCAATATTAAATTGTTTTGTAAATTCATTATATTTATGATGAAATATTTCTATATGAAGATTCTCATATATTTCTTGCAATTGTTTACCTGAATATTCTTTATCAGAATTAGGTAAAGTAAATCCTTGCGTATCTAAAATATTTAAAAATAATAATTTACTTGGTTGTGTTGCCCTATTAATTTCTTTTTTACTTTCTTTATAAGGAACATCTTGTTGTATTCTAAAATTAGCTCTTGATAATAATAAAGCCTCTTTTTCTGTTATTTCTATATTATCATTAACATTTCCATCTTTATCAAATACTTCTATACCATTTTTAATTCCTCCTACTTTATTAGCTGTAGCAAAAGAAGCTCGTACAAATGGTGAGGTATTATCTAAAGACTTATTATCTTTTACAGACTCTTGGAAATTTTCTAATGCTACTCTAAGTTTATCAATTTCTAAACCTGCAGTTAATTGTGGTAATAAAGGAAAACTAGAAGATTTAATATAAATACGTCTATCAAGATTATTTTCTGCATCTATTTGATTACCTACATATACAGGTTTCATAGGTTGCATTATTTTACCTAAATCTTCTTTTCCTAATTTAAGACCTTTATTAAGTGTAGTATATAAATCTTTATATTCTTTAGTTGTTAATCTTCCTAATTGTTTTAAAACATATAAATGTTCTTGCCAAGTAGTATATTCTTGAGCATCTGTAGTTTTAATATTTTCATATTCACCTAATTCTTCTTCAGTAAGTAAACCTTCTTCAGATAATTTCTTTAAATATTCTATATTTTTACTACTAGTTACAAAGTCCTTTAAAAATACTTGATAATAATGGTTTTTAGAACTATTAGCTAATTCAAGACCTGGAGCTATATCTCCTGCAAGACGTTTACCAATATTTATAAAAGTTTCTTCTAAGTTTACAATACCATCTTCATTGATTGTTATGTTTTTAGCATATTGAGCAGGATCTCCTATAAATAATTTAAACATTTCAGCATTAGCTATTAAGCTATTAAATACAAAATCTGCAGCTGCATAAGTTCTTTTATCTTCTCCTAATCCTACTGTATTTTTATCAATATATTTTTCATCCATAAAACTAAACTTTTTAGTTTTTGGATCATATTTGCCTAATCCTAAATTATTCCAATCTTCTAATTTTTCTGATACAAGTCCTTCAAAAGTTTCTTTAAGATGTTTTACTATTTGAATTTTTATATTTTTATCACCACCTATTATTTTATTATCAATAGCTAAGTCTCTAACAAACTCTCCTCCAATTTTTAAATTATTTAAAGAAGGGAGAAAATAAAAATAATTAGGTTCATAGTTTGATAAACCAGAATTAGTCTTACTAGTTGCTATTCTATTAATTTCAGGAAGTATTATAGCCGTATATAATAATTCTAAAGAGTCTTCATCTATGACACCATCTTTCCAACCTATTTTATAAGCAAATCCATCAATAGTCATCATAGTACTTTTATCAGACATAGTAGGATAAAAATAACTTACTTTTCGTTTGTTTCCAATATCTTCATGACTTTGACTTTGAAAAAGTCCCAGTTTAATAACTTCTTGTTCTGCAGGAGTAAGATTATTTAATTTTCTATTATCTTGTGAAGGAGTGAATAATTCTTTAAGGGCTTCTAAAGATAAATAATTAACTCCTAAACGACTTCGTAAAGATTCACTAAAAGCATCATCTGCTAATAATTCATTTAACCATAAACTATCTTTTGTAAAACTAATTTCTTTTAATTTATTTGCTAAAATATTATCAACAGATAATAAATCTCTCATTCTATTAACAAGATATTTATTATTAGTATAAGTATATAAAGTTTTTCCACCAGCATTAAAAGAATTACTATAAGAATTCTCTTGATATCTACTATCTAATTTTGCTAATGCTTTAATAACATTATCTCTAAATAAATTTAAAGTACTTATGTCAGTATTACTTCCTACAGATTTTAATTTTTTGGCAAGAACTTTTACTAAACCATTATTATTAGTAAATAAATTGGAGTAAGAGATTTTTCTATTATTGTAATATTTTCCATCTTTTAATGCTTTATAAGTATTATCAGAAAGGACTATACCAAAATTTCCTAACCATACTGCTAAATCTTCTACAGGTATATTTTTACGATCTGTTTCAGACATTTTTTCCCATTTCAGAGCCATTTTTTTAAGGTCAGTCGCTATTTCTTCATTAAAAATATAATTACCTGAATCAGGGTCTATAGTTACTAAATTAGAACTTAATCCTTCTGTATATATTTGTGAAGTATTTCCTTTAAAATTAGATTGCCACATTCCTAATAACCTTGCTTGTATAGAAGCGGCATTGGCATCTATATTCATTAGTCTGTATCCACCGTTTTTAGTTCTTTTCCAAAGTAACAATTGCATAGTAATAGCATGTTTTGTCATATCAGAAACAAACTCATTCTGAATACTCTTATCAGCATTCTTAAGTTTTTCAATAATAGGTTTCATCCAAGGAAAAGTATCTTGTGCTTTTTCCATTGTTTGAATTAATATATCAAAATCAGCAGGTTGATTTGCTAATAATTCATGAAGAGTATTATATACAACATCAAAACTTGCTGTTTTAGGAATTAAAAATGCGTTTAATATTTCTACTCCTTTTGAGTCTACTATTGGAGTAAATCCAAAAAATGCTCTTAATTGTGCGGAAGCAGTTGATTTAGAATCTAAACTAATAGTAGCTTCATCAGAGAAATTTGTTTTTTCTAATTCTCCAGCAACTTCATCAGCATTAGCTTCAGATACTCTTCCAGTTTTTAATAAAGAAATATACTCGTTAGTTAGTATTTTTATTTTATCAAATTGTGTTAAAAGATTATCTATTCGTGCCGTTCTATTAGGCATATTAGCCTCTTTAGTCTCTTTACGTAATCTTTTAAACTCTTCTTCAAGTTCTTTAAATATTTTTAAAGTATCAATTTTTCCTTCTTTACCTTCTATTCTATTTTTTTCTAATGCTTCGAAAATATTTTTAGAAATAAATTGAATAAGATCTTCAGTTTCTTGAGGAGATACTCCATCTAATACAATAACTTCAGAATCTTGTATAGTACTAATTCCTAATTCTTCTAAATTAGGCACAAACATATCTTCATTATCTGAACTATCTTCTATATCACCTGTAATTTCTTGGTCTCTAACAGTTATTGTTGGTTGTTTAGATTCTATAGCTTTTATAGCTTGTTTAACAGCATTAAGATCTTCTTCACTTACCTCTTCCCCACTATCTTCTATATTCTTTAATATATTTTTTAATTGTTCAAGAGTAGCTCCTTCTTCTATTAAGTTTTCTGCTTTTTTTGATAAAGGGTCCTCTGTAAGTTCATTTACTATATCTTCTAAATTTTGAATTTCAGGACCTTTTTTACTACTTTGTTGTGTTGGTTGATATAGCTCTAATAAATACACTTTTTGAGTAGTATCATCAAACATTAAAACTTTTGCTTTAGTTATAGCAACTTGTTCTCTTGTTTTAGCGTCCATTGTGCCAGGAGTGTCTCCAAACTTTTCTTTAAAGTCACTTTTTTTAAGCACTACAAGAACTCCATTTTTAGTTTTACCTGCGTAATCTAATGCACGTGCTAGTCCTTTTTGTCCTACACCATAAAAAGTGCCTTTATACTTAGCTTTACCTGTTTTAGTGCCAGAAGGTCTAATTACACCTGACTTTAAAGCATCCTCTAATCCTTCTTGCCCTATACTTCTTACATAACTATCAGGAGTAAGAATATCTTGTAATTCTTTATCTGACAATTCTCTCTTACTTAAAACTTCAACCTCACTAGTTTGTTGTGTTGGTTTTTCTTTTGCTGCTCTTTTAGGATCTACTCTTTCTTTTTGTTCTTGGGTTAATCCATTCCACTTTTTAGGATTCATAATTGTTTGATAACCTTCAACTTTTCCTACTTCAACTGTTTGTCCACTTTCTTCAAAAGTATTTAAGGCTTCTCTTGCACTATTTATTCCAATCATGCCTATATCAGCAGGTTGATGTACATCTCCTTCTTTAATTCCTTTTCTTGTCCATGTAATCGTTCCATCTAATTTTGTTGTAGCTGTAAATATTTGAGAATCTCCATCTTTATCAGTTACTATAAACTCTTCTTTTTTAATTGGAACCTGCCAATCATCAAATCTTTGTTTTTCTTTTTTAGCTGTAGTTTTTTTATCTTTATCTTTTTTAATAGCTTCTTCTGATACTTCATATTCTACATCAGATTTTATTACAGGTATTATTTTAGATTTATCAACATTTTCAGTACTAAACATAATTCTAGGTTGTATAGTATATATCCAATTAGGATTACTTTCAGTACCTATATTAACAGAAAAAACATTAGTTTGAAATTGTGTTTTTACAAACTCAGTATAAGAAGCTACAGTATTTGTTTCTCCTTTATTATTTACTAATACTACTGGTTTATTTGCATTAAGACTTTTTGCATCTGCATTAGTTTTAACATATTTAGATAAGAATTTTTTTAGTGCTAATAGATTTGAAGCATTATTTTCCGTAAAATTTTGACTTAAAACTTTAACTCTATTTCCTGGTTGCCCTATTCCTGGTCTTCCAAATTCTACACCGTTACCTGTAATAGTAATAATACCATTATTAGAAGTAAATTCTTTAGTATTTCCTGCTAAAATAGTGGCAAGACCTTCTTGGCCTTCTGTTGGAAATAAATAGATAAATTGAGATATATATTCTCTTAATCCCGCAGTATTAGTAATATCTAAGCCTGTTTCATTATATATTGCTTTTACTATTGGATTAGTCTCCTCCCCAGAAAGATGCCCAACAATAGCATTATATATAGAATCAGAAACTTCTTCAGACAAATTTTGTCTACTTAAAGGCACTCTCATAGTTTTTCCTTTACTCATAGGAATAACTGCATATACTGCACCATCTGAAGGGTTTGTTGTGTTTACACTTTGTCCTTCAATTTTTTTATTATTTGTTGTTAAAACACCATTTTTTCCTATACCAAGAACTAATTCAGGATCTTCCATAGCTTCTGATACTGGAATATTTTCATTATCTTTAGTTCTTAAAAGATGTCCGTCTCCTTTATACGTAATCTCACTCTTTAATTCTCCTTCTTTTACTATATGTAAACGAGTATTAAGTAATTCTTTTTTATCAGCAATAATTTCTTCTTCTGTTCCTGCTAAATTTTCTTCAGTCATCCAATTAGCATCGTGAAGATAAAATAATGTTCTTCCTGAACTATCTTTAGCTACGATAGGTACTTCACTAATATAAGCAGGACTTTCTTTATAATTATCACCATATTTTTCTTTAAGTTCTTTTAAACGAGCTTGCCAAGAAATCGTTTGTTTTGTACTAGAAGTAGGATCATACACTTCTCCATCATAATCTTCATCAACAGTAAAAATAATTTTAGTACTTGGTGTAATATTATCATGATTTAATAAAAACTTATTTAAATCATTTTCTAATATAATATTTCCTATGTCTTCTCTAGTTATAACAACTTCTCCGTCTTTTTGTATATAATCTTTACTAAGATGTGCTGCAGAATCATTACCCATTCCTGCTTCTGTTTTAATATATGGATATTTTTTACCTTCTGGATCCATAACAGATTTTCCACTCTTTGCCCAATCTTCTAATGCTTTTTCTCCTTCTCTTTTTAATCGTTTTTCTTCTTCAGATTTTGTTTCATAATCTGAAGGTCTTGTATTATCAGCTAATTCTTCTTCATTCTTATTGTCTTTTTTATCAGCATCTGATACTGGATCAGTAGGTGATACCGTTTGGCCTACACCATTAAGTTCTGCAGATTTTGCATTAATTAATTTTCGTAATTCTGTTTTATCTTTTTGACTTATATCTAATTCTTTTAATTCATCATCTAATTTTAATAATTCATTAGGGTCTTTTGTAGAAGTTATTCTATTAGCAAAATCTTTATAAATTCCTTCTTTTTGTTTTGCTGCTTTTTTCTCTGCATTAGCTATTTTAAGATCCTCTATCTTCTTATTAATAACAGCTAAAATATCTTTATTACCACTATATCGTGCTTTTAGTTTTTCTAAAGCACTAACAGAATTAGTTTTTCCTACTTTTTGTAAATCTTTAGCTAATTTTTGCGCTTTATCTTTTTCTTTTTTAGCTTTTACTTGATGTTTAGGAGAAGTAATTTTTTTAATATTCTCTTTTAAATTAGCTATAAGATCCGAAGTATTATTTATTTTTTCTGCATAATCTTCTAATACTTTAAGAGAAGTAGTTTTTTCTACTTCCTTTAAAAACTTATCATAAATTTCTTGATTTTCTTTGGTGTCTCCAGTATTATCTCTAATAGAAGCAGCATTAAAAGATAAAGGACGAGATGTACCATCTGCATTTTTAAAACTATATTTTTTGGCAATGTTACTATATAAGCCTTGACTGTCATTAAGAGCATCGTTATATAATTCTTCATAATATTGTAAATTTCTTTCAGTTCTAAAAAGATTAGTATGTTCTTTAAAAATTTCATCCACATTATGATACTCTTCATAATTAAGATAAATATCTTCTAATTTTTCTATAGTAGCAATAGCATTATCTATTTGTTTTATATAGTCTTTGCCATATTTTTCTGCCATTTCATCAGGGTCTCCTTCTTTAAGAATATTATAAGCATCTATTAATTTTTGTGTAGTGCCTAATTTAAATGCCTCTAATGCTTGTTGATCAAACATTTCAGTTCTAAGAGATTCTATAGTTTCAGTAGCTGCTTTTTTAGCTTCAGGAGAGGCTTCAGGATCATTCAATATATTAGCCGCTTCTTCCATTTTATTTTGAAATACTATTTTATCTTTTACATTCATTAGTAAATCAGATACTTTTAATCCTTTTTCTTCGAGTTCTTGAAGATAATTTTGTTGTAATTCATATCTTTCTTTTTTCTGTTGGTATGCAGAAATTCTATTACCATCAGCATCTTTAATACTTCCTGGACCATATTTAGAATGACTAAGAGCTATTTGTCCCCCTGTTTGTGCTATACCTCCAATAGCACCTAAAAAGGCTGATTCCAAACCTTCCATACTTCCCATATCATTAAGAGCATCATTAAATGTATATTTTTCATCTCTTCCTTTAGCCATACCTGCTTTACTTGCAACTAAATTTACAAGTTCTTCTGTAGCCTCTTGTCCTGCTTCAAATCCTAATCTTCCCACAGTTCTACCAATAGTTGGTGCTTTTAATAATCGTCTGGTAAGTTTTAATGGTTGTAAAAAAGCAGCAGCAGAGGTTAAATTTAAAAGAATATTAATTCTATTAATACTCATAGTAGTAGCAGCTGCTGAAGCTGCTTTAGTACGAGCTTCTTCTTCTGAGTAATTACTATTTAAACTCTCTTCATAAATATCATTATATACTTGAGTAGCTTCTAATACATTTTCAGATTGATTAAGCATAGTAGAACTTAATAATGTCTTTGTACCAAATCCAACCATTCTTTGTGCATTGCCTCCTATCTGCGCAGTTTTAGCAAGTTTTTTAGCAGCTGTTGCCCAAGCAAGTCCTCTAAGTCCTAAACTAGCTATTTTTGCAGCACCAAATCCTTGAGCTAAAAAAGATCCCACAGATTCTACTAATCCTTCTCCTCGACTCATCCACCAAGCAAAGTCATCCATTTGCATAAATCCTTCAGGATTTTCTTCATATATAGGAAAAGCATCATTTGTCCACTCTTTAACATCAGCTGCCCAATTTACTATAGAGTTTTGTGCTGCCCATTCTGCATCAAAATATCCAGGTAAATCAAGCATAGAAGCAAATCCTCCAATTATTTGTGGAACTATATTAGTACCTAATCTAGCAAAGGCATTTGCTGCTTGTTCCCAATTACTTTGATTAAGAGCACGTTCTTTATCCATTTGCTCCATAGTTATATTACCACTCTTTAATATATTATCAGCTATATAGTCTTCATGTTTATCAAAATAATCTTCTGATAAAACAGGATAAGCACTTTCTATTGTGTATCCTGTAGCTTTTGCTGGATCTATTCCTAAATTTAAATATTCTCCAGTGGAAATTGTTCCCGCTTCTATTGCTTTTTTATTTTCTTCAGCAATAAGTTCGGATAATGTAAGACCTTTTTTGGTTTCCTCTTTTTGTCCTGTTACGGTATTGAGTGATTTTTTTGCCATATTACAAATATATAAAAAATTTATTAATTAATAAGATGTAAGAGCTACAGCAGGATTATATATGCTTGCTCTTCTACTAACGTCTCCTATTACAGTACCTGCTAAATATGCTTTAGCATCTTCAGGTGTGGGAAAATGTATAGCTTTATCTGTAGCTTCGCCATTATTATCTGCTAATACTATTCTATTTTTTACACCATTTGGTGTTATTCGAAGTAACTCATATCGTACTTTGCCTTCTTTTAAACCTACTTGAACTACTTGCATTCTATTATTACCTGCAATAGCAACATCTTCTATTACGAAGTTAGTTCCTTCTGAATAAGGTAATGTTTCAGCATATGCTGTTGTTAAACCATTATTAGGATATTTAAAATTATATTTAAGTGATTGTGCTGCATTATAAGTATAAAGATTTGCTTCACTTGGCTTTGCTTTTTGTAATTTAGTTGATTCTATAACAAAATTATCAACCAATTCTGCTACACTAGCTTTATCTATAGCACTCATTCCACTAGGATCTGATAAATCAATTAAAACACTACTGTTTGATTTGTCGCTACCTGTTCCAGTTGTATACGGAACATTTGCGTATACTTTATTATTAAGCATAACTAATTTACTAGTTCCTTTTGCTATTTTAGTAGAAGGGTCTGCTCCAGAAGTTCCTGCTTCTGAAGTAAAGCCGTCAATCTCTCCCCAAGAAGCAAAGAGAGCAGGTTGGAATTGTGTTAAATGGCCTGCATCAGCATCATCGGTTAATATAGCATTTAATCTATCATTAAAGTCTTTAGACATACCATGAACATAATAGCTCATTATATTTGCTTTTGCAGCATACTTATCCCAATCTATATATACGTCAGCTGTCATTGCTTGTGCTGCTTGGTCAATAATAGGATTAATTTTATCCATTGCAGTAGCATCACTACCAACATTTTCCAGATATTTATTATGTAGATCTTCTACAAAATTGTCATATATTTTTTGTTGAGTAGTATTATAATCTTCTATAGGAATAGTATCTACATTATTAGAAAAGTTAATTAGCTTTAAATCTTTTAAAGCATCTTGTTCTGTTTGTTTGCCTGCTATTAGGTTATCTATTATATTTAAAGTACCATTAAATACATCCCCATCATTTTTATACTCTCCTGTAACTTCATGTACAAGGTTATTTAAGTTATTTACTTTATCTATTTTTTGATTTAAGGTTGCTAAACTAGCTGTCCAAGCACCCATTTTACCAAGTTCTTGATTATATTTAACAGCTTTTCTTATATTATTTAATTTATCTTCTGTTAATTCTACATTTTGCTCTTGCATTTCACTTATTATAGTAGCATTATCTTTATTAGAAGATACTTTATCTAATATTTGTTGCATTTGTGGAATATATTTAACTCTGTCTTTTTCGAAACCATTAATTTGTTCTTGGCGCACGTATGCTCCATATTCTGGAGTACCCTCGTCTGCTAATTGACTTCCTTCAATATAATCTCCATTTGCATCTGTTACTAAAGGAGCTGTGATTTTAAGTTTATCAAAAGGAACAAGTGCTGATAATAATTGATCTGTTATATTATTTTCATCATGAGCAGAAAAATATTGTGCTCCTCCTTTATCGTAAAAAACAGTACTTGCTGCATTAAGGTCATCTTCATATTTATCAAATAATGTTACAGTATTATCTATACCTGTTTTTACATATGTATGTGAAGATATACTGGGACCTTTTAAATTAGAAGCTGTACCACTGCCACTACCTTTTCCAGAATTTCTATAAGCATATTCATTATCTTCTTGAAAACTAAATACTTGTCCCATAGCATAACCTTCACTATCAAATCTGTTTTCTATTACATTATTCATATAAATACCTTTATCTATACCACTAAGATCTGAAACTTTATTTTCTTTTAAAGTATTAATATTATTATCAATATTATCTATTCCTTGTTGTATTTGGTCTTTCTCTGTTTGAGTAGTAGCTTTGCCTTTTCTTGCTTCTAATTCTGTTTTGTGTTTTTCATATTTTTTTATTTCTTCATCTACACGTTTTCCTTTATTTTCATCACTTGCAAAGTCATCATCTAACATATTATACCTATAATCTAAATTTGCTCTATCTTTTAAAAACTCATTAAATCTTCCACTATTTTTTAAAGCATTTCTTACAGACTTAGCAATTTCTTCAGGAGTATTACTTTTTCTTAATTGTTTTAGTAACCCTTCTTCGTTGCTTAGATCATTTTTTGTATATGAACTTAATTGACTAAGTAATACAGCTTGATTAGCTTTATCTGCATTAGCATATTTATATGCCCATTCTTGAATCTCCTTATCCATATCATTACTTAAAGGATTTAATGCTATAGAAGTATATTCATTAGTTTTAGAATCATAATTAGCTCCTCCTCCTTTATTATATTCTCCTAAAGTAACAGTTTTCCATTTTTTATAATCTTCTGCACTTAATGTTTTATCTTTTACTCTTTCTTTTTGTAGTTCATTTTCTGTTTGATAATTAGCATAATTAGTTTCATATCCTTTTAATTCTTCATTTATTTTTCTTTCTTTATTTAAAGATTTTAATTTACTAGCAGCAGTTCTATAATCTTTAGTCTTAAGAAACTCCTCTTGTAAATTTTCTAAATTTCTATTAAATTTTCTTTCTAAAGCATTTTTATAATCTTCATCTCCTGATAAAGTTGTAAAATCATATAAAGTATCTTCATATGCCGATTTAGTAACATCATAAGATTTCTGCATTTCCTTTAAAGGAGCTGCAAATGCGTCTAACCCTAAAGGCTTATATTGATATTGTAAAGGTCTTGAATATGGATTTGCCATTTTTATTTATTTTTTTTAGTACGCTTTTTTTGTTTCTTTGTTTTTGCTTTAGGCAAATATCCTCCATATTCACTAATTAGATTTGAATATAGTTTTTGAGCACCTGTTTTTATTTTACCCATATCTTCTTTAAATATATCTCCTGAAGATTTATAATCCACATTAAAATCAGGACTTTGCATATTTGCATACATAGCTCCCATCTCATTTTGTGTACTTGCTGTGTCTGCACTTGCAAGTTGGTTAGCAAATTGTCCTAAATGGGCTTCTTTTGCTTGTTTAGAACGAGCATTCCAATCATCTATTCGGAATTTCATTTGATTATCCATACCTGCTGCTTGTTGATTTGCTAAATCAGCTCTCATTTGATTTTGAGCATTTGCATTTTCAGCATTAGTTTGAATTTTATCAGTGGCAGCTGCAGCTTGATTAACTGTATTTCCCATATTAGCAAAATATTGACCAGCATTACCTGCACCAACATTAGCCATATTTTTCTGTGCTCCTGCAACACTTCTATTAATAGCATTAAGTTGAGGATCAATATTCATTTTATAAGGATTGACTTTATCACGATTCATATAATCTTGAGGATTTAACCTATCTTCTTTTTTAAGTCCTTGCCATAAATTATATGCCATAGGAGCAGCTTGTATATATGGATTACTTCCTTGTATATTATAATCTTCTGCTTGATTGAATCCTTTTGTGTCTACAACATCACTTCCTATAATTTTATCTGCATTAGCAAGTGCAGTAGCTTCGTCTAAATCTTCTAGACCAAGTAAATCATCATCAGTAGTTTTTAAATTATTCATTTGTATTTGAGTAATTTGATCTTTAGTTAATGCTGTTCGAACAGGTAAATTATCATCATCACCACCAGTATGTGTATAATATGGATCATATTCTCCAGTAGTTGGATTATAAGATTTTTGCATTTCTGATACATCAGATATTAAATTACCAACTTGATCATAATAAGGACCAACTGGATCGACACCATAATGTCCACCACCTTGATATTGTTTTCTACCACCGTTCATATAATTCATATAACCACCAAAATTCATCATAGGAGGACCACCTTGAGGCATTCCTCCTTGTTGTGCCATCATTTGTTGTTCCATCATAGCTTGTTCTTCTGGTGAAGGACCTTGTTGTTGTGCCATTTGTTGTTGCGCAGCTTGAGCACCTTCCATAGCTGTTTGTTGTTGCATTGCTTGCATATACTCAGGATATTGTTCCATCATATTTCCCATATCTTCTTGAAAATTTGCTTGTTTTTCAGCTTCTTCTTTAGCATTTTTTCTTTCAGTAAGGAAATTATGAAGTTCTATAAAAGGCATTATCTCTAATTGCTTAGAGTTTTCTTCTATAGTATCTCCTTCTCTTTTAGAATTACTTCGTAATAATCCTTTAAAGATAGAAACCATATCTTTACCTGCATACTTTTTAATTTCTTTTTCAGAAATTCCTAATTCTTCAGCAACAGCAATAGCTTCTTTATCATTTTTCTTATACATTATTTTAGGAGAAACAATAAATTCCTCTTCTGTACCAGGAACTGTTATTTTTAATTCCCCTTCTTCAACAAGAGCATCACTTCCTATAGGAATTCCACCATTGGGGTTTTCTTCATGAGAACCTCCGCCATTAAATTCAGTAGTAGGAATACTATTCATTTCGCCCCCGTTTTGATATTGTTGGTATCCTTGTTGAGCCATTTGTTGAGGCTGTTGTTGGGCCATCTGCTGAGATTGTTGTTGTTGAGACTGCATTTGTTGCATTACTCCTTGAATAAGTTGTCCAGCTTGTTCTTCAGCCATACCCATTTCTATAAGTTTACCCATTATTTCTTCAGGCGGCATCCCTTGTTGTAAGGCGCCTGCTACTTGTTGTATTATTTGTTGTTCTTGTCCTCCTTGTTGAGGTGCTTGTGGGTTACCTCCGTTTTGCAACGGAACAGTAAGATTTTGATATACATTTTTTAATGAATCTAATTGTGGTTGATTAGGGTATTCTACACCACCGAAGTAATCATTTATATTTTCATTTTCCCAAAGATCTTTAGCATCCATTGCATTTTGTACATTATAATATTCTGTAGGAAATGCTATCTGTTTTTCCCTAATTTGTGCGTTTATTGCAGCTTGTTGTTCACGGGTATTACCAACTGTATTTAAACCTCCGTCTTGGAATTTTTTAGTTAATCCAAAAGAAGTATCTGTTTTTTTTGTTAAACCATCTTTTTTAATGCCTGCACTAATACCTAAATTTTTTAACCAAGCGTTTTTTCTATTCGCATCATTAAAAGTATAACTTCCTTTCAAATAAGGACCTGTATTATGTGTATTCATATAAGCAGCCTTTGAGTTAGGTCCCCAAACACCTGTTCCTCCTATACCGCCTTCTAAATTTAAATCACCTGCTCTTCCTTTATTTTGATAAGAAAGTCCTAAAGTTGTACCCATAGTTGGTCTAAATTTATTATCATAGTAATTAAAACCAACAGACCCTCTTGCAGTTGGATTAAATTTATTATAAGTATCAGGTTTAAGTGTATATCCTATGTTTGCAGAACCTTCTACTGCAGATCTATTAGTAAAAGGTGATTTATTATTGGGACGACTTTGAAACCTTCTTTGTCCTATTTCTCCTGATACAAAAGGACTCCAACTTTGTGATAGAGCACTTCTCTTATTTATATCAGGCAAAACAAAATCTCCTGAAATACCTGTAAAACCTTTATCTCTTCTATTTAATGAAGTATCTGAAAATCTATCATCAAACTGATTTGCTATAAAATCTTCATTAAGGTTTACATTTTTATTTATTAAAGAAATATTAGATTTTTTAGAAGAATTACCACCATATTGGAATCTAGTGGGAACAGCACGATTAAAATCTACTTCACCATGTTTAGCAGTATTTGTTTCAGATTCCAAAATAATTTCTTCTTCAGGTAATAGTAAGTCTTCTGTATTTATTGGAGATGACTTAAGAAATCGATACTCAAATGGATATTGTTGTAAATAACTAGTATAATCATTTATTATATTAGGGTCTACAAGATTAGGGTCTACAATTAAAGGTCCTCCATCTTGAAAAGACACAGAAGGTGTCGAAGTTATTCCTCTTCTTTTTTCTCCTTTCTTCTTTTTTCTTCCTCCGTTTTGATATTTTGTTGCCATAGCTTTAGTTTTATAAGGACCTCCATATTTGAATATTACTTCAGGAATATATCGTGTGTCCTCTATTTGTGTAGTTTCTTTTCCTTCTTTTTTCTTTTCTTTAGTAATATTTTGATTTTCTTTATCTATTAATATTTTTAAATCTTCATAACTTAATGGTTTAGAACCATGAACAGTTTTTTGAGCAGTATGATAAATTATATTACCATCCTCATCTCTATCTCCTTTATCATACTCGTAATCTTCTAAATAAGTTTCTCCAGGTTTTGCTTTAGTTTGAAATGTAGTTCCAAAGTCTTTATCTAAAAAAGGATCTCTATCTATTGTTGTTTTTGTAGGTTTTGCAGTAATGGGATATTTAGACTGATAGTGTAACATAGTTGGATCTTTTGTTCTTGCATAGCTTAGCCAACCTTCAGTAGATGACCTTGCCAAAGTTCCATCAGGTAATATTTTATAATACCCTCTATCTATTAAATGTCCTTCTTCATCAGTTGCCAAAGTATCGCCTTCTTCTAGCGTTTTAAGCATTTGATTATATTCTTCTAAATGCATAGATTTAATTTCTTTAGCTATTTGTTCATCTGACATACCAGGGTAATAATAATCCCTTTCAGTTTTAGTTAGAAATTGATTAGAAAGTCTATCTGATAAAGATTTAATTCGTTCATTTGCTTGAGCTATTGCCAGCAGACGAAGCTTATCTAAATCTTCTAGAGTTCTATTATATCCAATTAAATTTTTATCATATTGTTCTTGATTAGACGCTACATCAAGATCATATTGTTCTTGCATGGCTTTTTGCTTATTAATGCTATTATACCAATCTCGGGCTTCTTTTGAAATAACACCGCCATTTTGTTTCTTTTTAAATTCTTTTTCCTGTAATATATTCGTGCCTATTTTATAGTTTTCACCAAACCATGAAGCAATTTCATCATTAGGCAATTTAATTCCCAAATCTCTTCCTTTTTCTGGATTATATTCTAATTCTCCTTTAGAATTTTCTATAACAGTAGGGAATACATAACCATCACCAGATGCCATATAATGTGTAGATGGTTCTTTCTTTCCTTTTAAATAAAACTCTGGATTTTTTTCATAAAGTCGTTGTACCCATCGTTTATCCATATTAGCATTAAATACAGAATCAACATAATCTGTAGTTTTATAATCTAATCCACCATTTTGAAATTGTTTACGATTATTTTTTATGGTTCCTCCATATCTAAAATCTCCAGAGATTGTTCTAACATTATTATTACCTGAAGAACCAACTGCAGTACCAACTCCTGCTGTACCAATAGCTCCTGCAACAACAGGTGTTTTATTAATTAAATTAACCAATCCTTTAACTTGGTCAGGGCCTGCTTTCATAAAAGATAATATTCTATTTTGTTTTCCAGCATCTGTCTTCCAAAAGTTTAAAAGAACTTCAGAAGTAATATCATCTTGAAAATTTTTAATTGCACCATCTTGCAATAATTGAGTCCTTAATTCTCTTAAATGAGCAAGAGGTTCTAAAGTTCTAATATTTGGATGTGCTGCAAGATATGCTTCTTCATTTGGAAACTTTGTTACAAATTCATTAAATTTATCAAAATTAGGAGTTCCACTTCCCATATCATCCATTGAAGGCATTAATGCTTTCAACTGAGCATCATAGTCTTTACTCCAACTTTTTTCATTCATTGGCAGTTTTTTACCTCTTGCGATATTATTATATTGAGTATAATTATAATTTTCTATTGCATTATCAGAAAGCAAATCATCTGCTATTTTATTATTTTTAAAAAATAATGTAGCTTCTTTGTCTAAATTTGTTGCTGATTGTAATCCTTTTTCTTTTAAATATGCTTGTATAACATGTCCAAATTCGTGGTCCAATACCATTTCAGGAACATCATCTATATAATCAAAATGCATATCAGTAGTTATATCCCTACTTCCTAAATTTACTGTAGTTGGTTCAGTTGTCGTTCTTATACCTCCAGGTACTGATTCATCAATAATTTCATATTTATCTTTAAAGCTAACACTTCCACTTTTTCCAGTTTCATCAACATATCTTACATCACTTCGTAGATACCTCATAAAATCTTCATGATCTTTAATTCCTAATTTTTCTAATTTTTTAGCTGCTTTTGGATTATTTAATTTTGCTATAGCAGCTTTTACTTCTTTATCTACATTCGCATAAGGACCTATAAATGTAGGTTTCTCAATAGGTTTGCCTACTCCTTCATACTGTACTTTTGTCTGCCAATCCTTAAGAATTTTTTTATTCTTTTTTATTCTATAAAATTCAGCCCAATTATTTTCAGCAAACGCAGAAGGTTTATATTTTCCACCACCACCTGAAGGCTGCATTGCCGCATTATAATCAGCAATCACATCATCTCCTATATTAGTTAAATTTTTATTTGATGTAACAGATTTTGGAGTAAAAAGTTTAGGTATTCCTTTAGTAGGATTTAATAAATTTGCAGCTGAATATGCTCCTCCACCTATTCCTAAAAGATCTAGTCCTATACTTCCAGCATTAGACCAAGAAGGGTTTTCAGCAAATTCTTCAATATCTCCAGGAAGTGCTTTACTTCCTTCATATGCTCCATAATATCCTGCAGCATCTAGTAAACTTGTTCCACTTGCTCCAAGTAAATTTGTATTTGCTGCATTCCACAAACCAGGTCCTATAAACTCAAGCGCTGGTGCGGCTAATGCGCCAGCTGCAACAGTCATACCTGGTTTTACTATATCATCTTTGACTGATTGAGTAAATGATTTATTTCTTTGTCCTGTTTTAGGATTTATGAATCCATAACCTGATTGACCATGAATATTAGCACTCCTAAGCATTGGATTGTTTTTATAAGGATCATAACCATATTTCTTTATGATTGCTGGATCAGTAGGTTTTTTAGAATCTGCTATATTTTCTTTTTGAGTTTCTGTAAGTTGATCATAATATGGTAAATCGCTGTCAACAAATTCAAATTCAGGTAAAGTGTGGGAAGGTATTAATTCTCCATCATAAGCAACAGTGTTTACAATCTTTCCTTCATTATAAAGTTTTTCTATTTCTTCTGTTGAAGCATTTTGTATTGCTTCATCAACATTTAGAGATTTTATTTTATTTGCCCAAGCATCTTTTGCCTTTAAATAATCTGGATCTTGAGAATTTGGATCTCCTTTAACATACATTTGTTGGCCCCAATCAAAACCTTGATTGCCAGTATTAGTACCACCATATTGGAATTTATAAGGAAAGTTTTTAATAAGTTTATTTGTAAATTCTTTTTGTTTATCTATTTCTTCTTGGGTAATAATATGTCTATACTGTTGTGATGTTTTTACAGGAGTTGATATTTGTGTATTTGTTATAGGATCATATTCTTGCCTCTTTGCTCCCATATCTACTTCTCTCTCTCTTATTTCTTGATCCCCAGCTTTTGGGTATTTAAACTTTGAATATGAATCATTTGGAATTGTAAGTTCTGCTTTTGAGTAAGGAAGTTCAATTTTTGCAGCTTTTTTTGAAGGTATAAAACCCAATCTTTTTTGTCTTTCTTCATCTGATAATAGAACAGGTTTTGTAAGTTCTTCTAAATTCCAATGAGGACTTAATGTTCCTTGATACTTATTATCATAATATTTTGTATACTTACCATAGTTTCCTCTATCACCAACTTGAGTCCCAAAAGTACCTTTAGGTGTATTATAAGTACCTTTTGTATAAGAAGTTTCTATAGGCATATTAGTTATATCCTCATTCCAACTATCTGGTAAAATACCTGGATTAAAATTATTTTTTATATCTGCTATTTTTTGTTTATAATTTTTTCCTTTAATAGCATTATCTATAGTAAATTCTCCTTTATATCCTAATTTTTTTAAATCTTGAATACTAGCTCTATTTTTGTATTTATGAGTTAAATAATCCTTTCTATTATCAGCATCTTTATAAGAGGCTGTATTAATGTATTTCTCATATTCAGGAGGATTACGCCATATAGCATCTCTTGTTTCTGCATAAATATTTTTCCAATCATCTCCTACGTTGTTTCTGACTTCTTTCGTCAATTTAAAAAATAAGTCATTCATTTCTTCTGAACTCTTATCTGTTACATTTTTTGGATATTTACTAACTATATCTGGAGCATATTTTTTATAACTGTTGTAAGCAGTATTATATCGGTAATTATTTCTAATAGAATATTCTTTATCTCTTATATCAGTTAAAAAATTTAACTCATCTTGTACTGTTTTATATTTAGTTCCTTCAGTATCTCTATAGTATTTATCATCATATCCTTCGTTTTTTAAATTAGCACTATTTTTGTCTCTAAATAGGTCAAAGTCTCCATATATTAAATTTAATTGCTCTCTTTGTTTATTTAATTGTACTTTTTTATTATATTCTGCAAGTGCTTTATTATAATCTTTTTGATTATAATATTCATAATCCTCTTTTACTTTAGGACCTCCATTTTGATATTTAATAGGTGTTTCTATAACTGTATTACCAGGAAATTGATAGTCATTACCTGGAGTCATAAACTGTGTGTTACCCAAATTATCAGTACCACGTACAGGAAAGTCTACACCTTTCATTGTGATATTTCCTGAATTAATTACATTATAAGGATTGTTTACATCAGGGCTGTTTCTTTTATAACCTCCTTTATTATAGCCTCCATATTTTTTAAAATCTTCAGGTTGTTCAAAATGAGGAACATTTCTATAATTAGAAGTTAATTCTTCTCCTTTTTTAATATTTTTATGAGCAATTAAATTTCTAAATTTTCCTTTTTTAATATTTATAATATTAGGTTTTTCAGAATGATTATGATAAAAAGAAACATTACTTATATTTTTATCATTAATATAATCAGGAGTATTACTAATAGATTCTCCTTTTTTATAGTTTTTTGTAGCAAAAATTCCTTTACCATGAATTTTAGAATTATCAATTTTATAACCTTCTTTACTGTAGCCCCCATATTTTTTAGAATAAGGATTAGGATTAAAAGTATATTGAGGAATATTTTGAGTAATGGTTTCTCTTGCTATTTGTTCTTCTTTTGCTAAATCTTCTAATAAAACTTTTTCTGTTTTTTTTCTTTGAATTTGTTCAGATATATTTCTTTCTTGTGCTAATTTTTTATCTTTAGGAGACTCAGTATATTTAGGATTTAATACCATAACTCCTTTATAACGAGAGTTTTTCAAAGAACCATCTTCGTTTAAATATACTTTTTTCTTATTTGAATAAGTATCTGCTTTTAAATTTCCTCCTGAAGTGTTCCCTCCTGCTACTAAAATATACTCTCCTTTATCATCTTTTCCTTTTCCTACTATAATATCAGAATGCATTACAAGACCTGCTCCAGGATTTTTTTTAAAATACTTTTCAAATTGATCAAAAGTCCAATCTTTTGTATTTCCACTTTTTTTTGCATCTCTTCCTGTATATAATATATCTCCTACTTTATAATCTGTTCTTCCTTCAGTAGTAGCAGTATTATGAGAATTATATTTTGATGTAGAGTTTATATAATCTTTATCTGTATTTACAGCATCTGAAACATAATTAGCGTGTTTAATAGCTCCTCTAAAAGGAACATTAGAATCTTTCATAATAGTAGAAATAGTAGCCGCACTCCAAGCTGTTCTATTTTTAATTCTATCGTTAATATTTTTAGTACTATCAGTCGTTGATCTCCATATTCTGTCTAATGCTTCAGGATTATTACTTTCAGAAATATTAGTTACTATTCCAGTGTCTTCATCTGTTGTTGTCCAATCATTTTGCAAACTTTCTGCACTGTTTATAATACTATTAGTAAATGCTGAATTTTGAAATTCAGGACTATTAATCGCTACTAAATTTCCAGAAGAGTCTTTAAAATATTCAGAAGATAGTTGTGGCTCTAAATCTGGATATGGTTCTGGAATTAACATTGCTTCCTGTCTTGAATTTAAAACAGGAGGTTGTTCTGTATTAGATTCCACTATAGGTCCCCCATTTTGACGTTGTATAGGAACTGTTCTATCTTTAATAGGAGTATTAAATCTAGGATCATTTGAGACAAAGGGCCTCATATCATTAGTATTATGGATTCTACCAAACCAAGTATTTTGATAAGCAGGTGACCATGCGCCGAATTTGTCTCTAATCATATTACCATACTCATCATAACCATAATCATAATTACCTATAGGAGCTGTATTTTTATAATACCAATCTCTGCCCTTATTCATGAGAATTCTTCTATCATTCTCTTTTAGGCCTTCCATCTTTTCTAGATATAATTTATTCAATTCTGTATCTGATAAAGTATTTCTCCCACTCCACTTACCTTCTTCATCTAATAGAGAAGGTTCATATTTTCTATAATATTCTTGTAAAGCATATTTTTGAGGATTTTTTCCAGTATTATAAATAAAGTCTCCTGCTTCACCTTTTTCTATTGCAGACTTATAAGGACCTAATAATGGAGTAACTTCTGTATCATATTTTTCTGTATATTTAGGATCTGAGTAATAAGCTAAAGGATTTCCTTCTTTACTTCCTCTTACTGTTTCATATGCTATACTCTTATCACGTTGGAAATTTAAACTATCTAAAGAAGCTTGTCCTGCATAAAATTGATCTAAATTACCTCCATTTTGAAATTGTGGAAATGGGCCTCCATACTCTAGAGGCAATTTATCTTGAAAAGCCCCATCTGGTCCAAACAGTTCCTTATTTGTATTCCAATGATGCCCTTTACTTTTAAAATCATCAACATAATCTTTACGGAATCCTTTAAATATATTCCTTCTTCTTTTTCTACCTTCAAGTCTCTTGTTTTTAAAATCACTTTCTTCAAAACCTTCTGCATTTGAAGTTCCTATTGGTTGTTGAAAGTCTGAGTATTTTAAAAGATCTTCACTATAATCAAATATACCAGGATATGCTCCCCTATTAAGATCATCAACACCATAAAATTGTAATCTTTCTTCTGGATTATCAGTATGCTCATCCAGATATTCATATGGAAAATCATATGAAGGTGCTAATTCTGGTACTTCTTGTAAATTACCTCCATTTTGGAGTTTATATCCTCCATTCTTTTTATTTCCTACATATCCTCCATTTTTCGCCATTTGTCCTTGCACCATTCCTCCTACTTGTCCTGCTACAGCTGAATATTCATCTGCTGTGTCTGCCATTTTATCCAATTTATCTGTATCAAAAACAGCTCCTGTATCTCTTATTGCCTCACCTGTCCATTCAGCACCTCCTGCAATATCTCCTTGCATATAGTTTCCTGTAGCATGTGATGAGGATTCCATTGCTCCCATTACTTCTCCAAATTTAGAATCTTCATCAGCATAATCTCCTATACCTCCCCAGAAGTCTCCTCCAGAATCTATCATTCCTCCTATATCTCCTGTAAAATATCCTGCTACTGCTCCTGCCGCACCTGATAAACTTTGTGCCCATCCTTTTTCTGAATCTCCTCCTAATGCATTTACTAATTTATCTACACCTGTATTAACTGTATCAGCTGTAGAAAAACTTCCGCCTCCTTCTCCTCCACCACTTATCATTTTCATCATATCGCCTCCTCCTTCTCCTTGGCCCATCATTTGCATCATACCAGTAGTTGACTCTGTACCACTCGCTAATGCTTCTGTATTTTGCACAGTTCCTCCAAAGTCATATTGTTTAGGATTAGAAGGTAATTTCTTATTCAGTCCTTTAGCCTTATACTTATTTTGTAAGTAACTTAAATATGATATGGGGGCATTTTTTTTGGCCATTAGTATACTTGTATTGTGTAATGAGACATTACTCTGTTTAAAATAAGTTCTTTATTTGCAGTATTGTCGTAATACAAAGATAAGATAAATTTTGTACTTCGCAAACGTCCACGCTTAGAAATTGATAATTGATCTCTAGGAATTTTCAATCTCCATTTATCAAATCTACGTTTTATATTGGCAGCACTTGCTGTAACTTTACCAGTATCTTGGTATTCTGTTTGTACTCTAAAAGCTGTTATAGTATTACTTCTATCAATAACTTTCCCTTGATCTCTTACAGTAGAAGAAAATTCAAGGAAACCTAATATTTTATTTATATCAGCATTTGGATTAATTACTAATCTAATAGATGCTTCCTCTACAATACCGTAAAAATCTCCATATTTTCCTTTATTATGGGTATATACATTTTGACGTGCTCCAGGATTACTGGACATTAATATATTTCCATTCTCTATATAAATAGGAGGAACAGCAGAATAAAAAGAAGAAAACTGTTTAGCAAATTCATCATACACTAAAGTTGCTTTATTAGTAATTAGTTCTGCTAATAAATATTCATCAGTAACTAAAGTACCATTAGCTTGTAATTTTGCTACCATTACTGCTATTGTTTCTCCTGCAGTTACTATAAAAGAAGTAGTTACTATATAATAAACATCTCCAGCACCTAAATTATATTTCACATAATCGCCTATATAGTAAGTAATATCAGCACCTTCTTCAAACTCAGCAAGAGTATTAATAGTAAATCTGTTATGGAAGGAAAATAAAACTTCGTCATTTACCATATCCCTTGTTATATGTAACCCTGTTCCTAGTATTGGATTATCTCCACCGTTTTCTTTACGCAATAAAATATTACCATTCATAGGAGATAACCAGCTATGAAGTCCTTTAACTTCAGAAATAGGTTTGTTTCCTTTTGCTATAGCAAATATCTTTTTATGAGTAGCATCAAAGTAATAAATACTTGTATCAGTTGCTTTAACACCTTTTTGATGAATACTACCATGTTCTGTAGTCAAATATTGATGATGGTGAAAACCTTGTCCAGAACCTAATTCTGTAAGTTGTCCATCAGTTGTGCTAGTTACTGCTCTAGGATTAATACTATAAACGCCTACACCTGAATCTTGAAAGAAATATACTTTATCTTTCCAATTAATAATTTTATTAATAGGACCGTGTACAGATTCTACATCATAAAAATTATTAATTCTAAAAATCGTCCATGAATCTAAATATTCTCCATTAGTTTTAACATCAGAAAGATATCCTCTTGTATCATATTTGCTACAACTACTAGAAGTAGAAGGGGCTTTAAAAAAAGATCTACCTGAGTCTTCTACAGAGTATACAGTATTATATGCATTCTTATATGCATGAGTAGTCCATCTTGCTGTAGTAGGTGAACCTCCTGGACCACTTAAATTACCTTCTTCTTGCCTTAGATATCCTTCTATATCAGCAGATCCTCCGTAAACATAATAATCTGTTGAGCCTGTTCTAGAAGTATCTCCATAAGCTAAATCAACATTAATTTGGGATTCTACAGGAAAAATTTCAGTACAACTGATATTGTCGTTAAATCTATAATGATTATTGGGGTCACTAAATGGGGCTGTATCAATGACCATACTTTTTTGTTGAAAAGTAAACATATTTATAAAAGTATCTCCTCCAAAAACTTTAGGGGTAAGAGTAGCAATATCTATAACTGGACTACAGGCAAAGAAAGTATTATTTTCTAATGCACTATCAGAATATCCTCCATAAATTTCTTCTTTTAAAGATATTAAATCTACTACAGGAGTACCAGTAACAGTTATAGGGGTACCACCTACTGCAGGCCATCCAGTATAATTAAGAGGAAATACATAACTATATTTAATAGGTGCTGGTGCTACTGTTGTTGTAACAGCAAAATCCTCCCCTGTTGATATTTGATCTATAGCTTCTCCATAAGGTCCTACTACCATTGCTTTAGTCATATTTCCTAATAAACAAGAACCTCCTCTTCCTAACCAACCAGTTCGATCCGCTCTATTTAATCGTTTATTGAAACCACAATACGCATATACAGGCCTCATATAGTTTCCTGCTGGTGGTGATCCTGCAGCATTAGGAAAAGGACCATAGCTTTTCATTATAATTGCTTCTCTATCAGCTTGAGGTATATCTTCATTAGCTTGTTCACAAGTTGATCTTACAAGATCTCCATATATTTTTTTAAAATACTCTACTCCTCTATATTCTTGTGGTATAGGTGTATTATCGTACTGTCCTAATATACCATATCTATTTACAGGGGAAGTATATCTTACTTTTCTTAATTGTTCATTTAAATTATAACCTATTTCATTACCATAAATTGGACTTATATCATTATCATAAGAATAATTAGAATTAGAAGCAATAGTAGTATGATATGGACCATAATTGTCATAACAACCTGTTACTAATACTCCCATTTCACCGCCTGCATCAATCTCTGACATGTTAAAATTATAAGATATTTTAGGAGAACAAAAAGCAATGTGACCTCCCCATACTGGCCAAGTTTCAGCGAATCCATCAGCAACACGTGAAACATGAAAATCATTATTTAACATTGACCAAAATCCAGCATCTCCATGACTTTGGGCAGGATTCATGTGTAATACATTATTATCTAGACTTACTTGAAAATCATATTCATCTCCTCCATCATCTGTTCCTATACTTATTAGACTAAAAGCTTTTATAACTCCTGAACTAAGTCTTCTTTTGTCTGCTGATGTTCTCTTTACTCTAACTATTTGGTAAGAAGTGGCAATAGAAGGTAAAGAAGGGCAACTTGCAAAATTAAGAGTAAATTCTATACCTAAATTACAACCATAAGTTGATTGGCTTGGTCCTACTGGTGATCCTGTATAACCATCTACAGATACAGGAAAATGTGTTAAATCAATAGGAATAGCATCTTTATCATTTTGTGTAGTAGTAAAATCAGTAGTATCAGATATATCAGGCATTTTAATGTCTCCTATATACTCTACAAAAGAAGCTTCTCCAGTAGCATTATAAAATATAATACCAAAACGATAAACTTCTCCTCGTTTATATCCTCTAATTAGTCCTGAAACATAAGGAGATGCAGGGGAATTAAAACTTTTATTAGTATAAGAATATCCATCATTAAGACTTATTGTTTCTGTAGGAGGTTGCCATAATCTTGCCATATTTGCAGTATACTCCGAATCTATCTTTCTATCTTCAAGTATAATTTTATAAGATACATTAACACCTGAGCCTCCAATAGTTGTTCCATTACTTTGATATTTATATTGCCTATTCTCATGCCAATCTCCTATCCAATGTTTATCAAGATTATATTTAAGGTTAAATTTAACTTCTTGGGCAGTTCCTGTAGCAACAGCACCGCCAGCATCATATCGTAAAGTACTAGCATCAAAAGTCTCTCCTCCAGATAATAGATCACCAATTCTAAAAGTATTTTGTGAAACATTAGCTACTACTAAAGAATTATCTTTAGGAACAAGAGTTTTTGCTTTAACAAAAGGATATAAAATAAGTCCAAAATCTTCAATAGTAATAGTAGTAATAGTATTTTCACTACCTGTGTAACGAAATTTTGTAGAATTTCCTTGAATAGTTTGTGATTCAACAGAAGTAATATCAGGAACACCTGTTAAAGAATTATAAAAAAGACAAATTAATTCTATCTTATCATAAGTATTAAAATAATTAGTAGTATCTATAGTTATTTCTAAAGATTTACTAGTATTAGTATTTTTAGGATCCCCATAATAGTCAACTGTATATGCATTATTTTCATTTTCACTTACTGCATGAATAAGATTTCCAGGAGGAGATATTAAAGTTTGTTTACCGTCTGATGTTGTAAGTCTATATGCAAATTGATATTCTCCTGTAAGTAATGTTCCTCCTGAAGAAGTATCTGTAAGTAAAGGTTCAGTATATTGAACTTGAGGAAATATATCAACAACAGATATACTAGTGGTTAATGGTAAAGCAGTAAAATCTTCTATAAGTAAACTACGGATATTATTATTATAATCTGTCCAATATATTCTTTGTTTACAATCAGATTCATAACGTCCTTGTCCTTCTATAGGAAAAGATTTACTGAAATTTAAATCTCCACCACCACCACTGTAAATAAGAGGTGGTGTAGGACCAGTTGTTATATTTCGAGTAGTCTCATCATATTCAACATAGTATATCCAACCATTGTTAACAGCACTGTCATCTGCGCAAAAAAGAATAATTTTATTACGAATAGTAGTTACTCCTATTATTTCTTTAACTCCTACGGCACCTGTTTGATCAATACTAAAAGCTAATTCATTTCCTTGAATATTAGTAATAGCTCCTTGAGATTCCCCATCAGAAGTTGTAATACGAACATCTACAGCATTAATATATTGAGTATTTTTAATACTGTCGTAAGCAGCGTCTTTATTTAATCCTCCGTATGTGTTTAAATGTTGTTTCATTAAAGAGTAGTAAAGCTTGTTTGATTTCCATAACTAGTACCGATTGAAGTAGTGGCAAAAGATCTAACATAGTAAGTAGTAAGGGTAGTCAAACCTGCTAAATTACTTACAAAACTAGAAGGACTTCCTATACCACCGAGAGCATCCACTGAATCAGAAATTGTAGGATTAGTACTAGTAGACCAACAATTTCCATGATTTGTAATAGTAGTAGAACCATAAGAAGTTAATTGACTAGTGACAGTTGCTGTAGTAGCAGTTATAGCTGTTGCAGCTCCTGTTACAAGAACAGGTAAAGTATTAGGATTATTACTAAGTAAATTATTAGAACTTTGTACTGTAGATTTTGCTTCAGCCCTATTAACAACTGCTCCTCCTAATTTAGGACGGAAGTTACGTTGTTCTGGTATTTGTAAATTTGCAAAGAAAGAACTATGATCTTGTATATTAGGAATAGTTTGTACTAACATATTTTTATATACTTCTGCTTCATCTACACCATTAGGTTGACGACTGAAATTCACAGCTTGAGCAAAATACCAATCTCTATCTCGTTCTATAAGTTGAAATTTATCACCTGCAATTTCATTACGTATCCAAAGTTTACGAGCTATTTTATGAGCCACATACCAAGCCGCTGCTTCTAACCATTGTTGTTCTGCAGGAATAGTAGGATAACCACATTCATCAGTAGGAATAGCTTCATAAGATATTGCTACCATACCGCAATCAAAAGATGGAAAGATATAACCTTGTCCAACTGTATAAGTATTACGAGATTGTGTAGTATAATCTCTACTATCTTTATGATATCTTGTATGAAAATTATCAGTAGACCATCTCATAGGAAGTAAGGTTCCTCCACCACATTCAGCATCTTCAATAGTTTCTGCTCCTTCTATTTGAGCTGTTTGTTTAATTTTATAAAGATCAAGAGGAAGATCTGAACGACCGTCTTCTACTTCAAGATAACAAACTTTATCTTCCATAACTACTCCTGAATTAGTGTGAGCCATAAATTCAGCAAGCCATTCGAGAGCTTCTTCATCATTAATATCGTATTTAAAACCGAAGTCTCTAAATACTTTATCTACGATTGTTTTGTATGATACTGTATTTCCTGAGTACATTTTTTATATATTTAAAATTGATGCTAATTTATCTATTAACGATTTTTCTTCTAAAGGGTTATCATTATGAATAGATTTTATAGTATCAAATTTCCAAGAATCTTCATTTTTTTTACGGGTTGTAACACTTTTTACGAAACCGTTAGATACTTTTTCAACAATAGTACTTATAGAACTACCATCTTCATAATCTACTTCTTTTGTCCATGTTTTAGCACCATCTTTAGTAGTACTTTCTGTATAATCACTCATAATAATATGTTTTTCTGTTAGGGTCTTTAACAACTTTTGCTAATAAACGTGAATATTTTCGTAAAGGTACGAATTTATAAAATCTTTTATATCGTAAAGGAGCAGTATAATTATCCCATAAATGAGAATAGAATTCTTGATTACTATGTTCATTTATAAAATATATAACTTTTTTTCCTTTAAGGCCAACTATCTCATCTCTGGTAAGTCCTTCATATTGTTTCTCCCAATGTTTCCAAGTAGCGGGCCAATCTACTCGTAAACTTTTATTTTTTTTACCTTCTTTATTAAAAAAGTTAAGTTTTCTAGTACGAATGCGCACTTCTCCAAGATAACCTAATTTAATAGGAAGATTGTCTTCTACTATACTAGTAGCAAAAGTATTTAAAAGTTCTCCTAAGAATTTATCATATAAAGATTTTTCTATAAGAGAATGCTGAGTATTAGCTTTATAGTAAGGATAGAAATGGCGTTTAGCAATATTTGCAATATGTTTGCCTTTTCCTCTTTTTAAATATGTATTACTTTTTTGCACTTTGAGTTCTTAAATCTGTTTTATTATCTTTAGAATCATTTTCAGCATCTTGAGGAATTTGTTGTTTCTGAAGAAGTTGTTGTATTATTTGTGGTTTCATATATACCCACATCCATTGATTAAGAGGATAAGTATCTGAAGGACTCCAACATGCTGCTCCTGAACAATCTGTAAATTCTCCTAAAGCAGTAGGGTCTTCAAATATTCCTCTTACATTAATATATTTAATAAATTTTGCACTGAGGTCTTTACTAATAATATATATATAATTATCATAAAGAAATGTATATATTGATTTTTGAGTAGTTCTGCCGTTTCCTGCATATGGTACTCTGTTATAATCTATAACAGTAAATCTTTTTTTAGTGATGTCTACAGGTCCTACAGAAGTAATTCCTTTTCTGTAATAAAGTTCTATAGTATTAGGGATTTGTTTTTTACTACGAAGTACTTTACATTTAAGGGGTATTTCTAAATTACAACATGTATGAGCATCTACAAGTTCTAATTCTAAACATCCTATTTCTTGTTGAATATTAGGATCTATAGTTCTTAACTTATTATACTCATTACGAAGCAGTAATGCTCTCTGTTCATTTATGAGATCTGTATAATATAAATCATCAAATACTGAATCTGAAGAATTAATATTTAAAGCTTCATCTAGTTGGCTATGGAGGTCTATGAGTGGTAACATCTTACAAATATAATCAATTTAACGGTATATCAAACACTGCAGGCTTATTATGTTGGTTTTGTACTATCAAAAACCCTGCTGAAGACGTAAATCCTGCAGTTTCTGAATAATAATTGCCCGTAAAAATACTAGGACAAGTAATTCCTCTATAATCCCCACTGTCTGAATAAATAGTTTCTGTGTTTATAACAGGCACTTTACTTTTACGTGTATGCCAGTGTCCTTGTAATACGAGATTAAAGTGTCCTTGTTTCCCATATTTCCAAATAATATGTTCTAATGATTTTTTAGTGAAGTTATGATGACCATGTGTGAAGATATAACAAATGTTGTCTATTACCTCAGTTAATAGTAAAGAATTATACTTAATAATAGTTTCTAATTCTTTATTCAAAAAGTAAGCAATTAATTCTATTACTTCGCCTTTTGTATCTTCTCTTTTACTTGAGGTGATTCTATCATGGTTTCCTGAAACTAAATAAATAGAATGTAAATTAGTTATTCTCTTAAAAAATGAAAGTAATAATTCATAAGCCATTATTATAATATTAGAACCATGTCCTTTATACATTAATTCCTTCCACGTTGAGGGGTGGTTAGTGCCTGTAAAACTCTCTATAACATCACCAAGTATTACTATATGAACTTCTGAATACTCCAAAGAGTTTACAATTTCTGCAATTTCATCTAACATATCAGATATTCTATCTATGTCAAAATCTGGTGTTTTAATTAAGCCCCTTATGTATGCTCCTATGTGAAAATCTGCTAATGGTATAACCCCTATTTTTGTACTTACTTTTTTCTTATTAGATATTTTTTTTCTTCCTTTAAGATGTTTCTTTAATATCTCTTTTGCTTGTTCGTATGCTTCTTCTTCTTTTGCTCCTTTTTCTACACTTTCAAATATTACTTTTATTTGGTAATTTTCTCCCCATTTATTAGCAGTTTGTTTTACTGCTTTCCATTTTGTAGTGTCTATTTTAGCAAACTTTATTAAATCTTCTTCTGTTTGTATTTTCTTTAATCCTGAGTAATCAAAAGAAGCTGTTCCATTTTCGTAATCTTCTTCCCATTTTGTATTCTCTTTTGACGTTTTAACTGCATAACTTGGAGTATGTTTTACAATTAAATCTTTATCAATAATAAAAGTATTAATTGCTCTTCTTATAGAATCACTTTTAAAACCTTGGCTATATATTGGGTTTAAATGTCCTCCTAAATGTAATTGTCTAAATATTGTTGTTGAAGTATGGTGGCCTTCAAGTATTATTTGTTCTATTCTAGAAATTAAACTTTCTAGAATAAAGTATATACTATTTTTTTGTCTAACACCCTTTTTCCTTCCCATTATAATAATATTTTAGTTATTTTCTTAAAAAATAGTAAACTTAATATTATAAATAATGAAATTATTATAATTGACCCATATTTTTGCCAAAATGTAAGTTCTTCGACCACGACAACCTCATACGGAATATGGATCTCTTTAGTAATCGTATCCCCAATGCAAGTGACGTGATGGTGGATTTCTTTTGTAAGCGTATCATAAAAATATTTTAATATTACTTTCTCATTATTAATTACTGTTGTACTATCGTGTAATTGAATATTAGTTATAGTATCATGGCTATAACTTTCAATTATCACAGTATCCCTAACAATTAATGTATCTTGCTTCAATAACTCTGGATGCTTCTTTATTAAAAAGTTCAGACGTCTTTGTGGAGAACAACTCGTAAAAATGGTTGCAAAGATAATAAAAATATTAATATAATTAACTACTTTTTTCAATATTTAAAATGCTTTTAAAATGGCTTAATGCTATTTTGTGTTTACCTGCTTGAGACATTAATAATCTACACTCTTCTCTATTAGTCATAAAAAAATTTTCTATTAATATAGCTGGACATTTTGTATATTTTAATACATAAAAATTTGCCTCTTTATCTTTATCTCCATCTCTTGTATCTTTTCTAAGTTTATGATCTGGAAATGTTCTTTGCATATTATCTATAAAAATACTAGCTACTTTATCGCTTTGAGTTTGTCCTTTAGAAGTGTAAACAGAATATCCATTTGCTGATTCTTTAGTAAAACCATCAGAATGTATAGATACATATATACATTTTTGTATAGAATTTAAAGCATTAGCCCGAGCAACCCTTTCACTTAAAGATATGTCTTTATTACTAGATACTATATCCATAGCATCAATTCCCGCATCTTTACACATTTTAAGTATTCTATCTACTATATCTCGATTACCGTCACCTTCAAAGTATTGAGAACCGTCTTTCCAAATGGGACTACGTTTACCTGATGTTTGGTATTTACCCTCTAATATACCACCATGTCCAGGATCTAATAGCCATAAATACTTACTCATTATTTAAACATTCCTCCGATTGTCCTCAATCCTATCAATGTGCACCCAGCTACTAAAGTTGGATTAAATAAATCTTTGGATACATTATAAAAGTTAAACCCATCTATAACGAAGGTTACACCACAAAGAATTAGGAAAATATTTCCCCAAAACTTTTTACTTGAAATCTTACCACCTTTTCTTTCTCTAAATAAATCATTTATAAAATTTTTCATCTTTTTTTGTTTTTATTTTTGTTTTTATTATTAATTTGAATTCATTTTATTTTCCCATAATTTCCACATTACTATTGTAATTAGTATAATCTGAAATTCTAAAATTAAATCAATCATTTTATTTTTTTAATCTTTTTATTAATTCTTTATCAAAACCACTAATAGGTTTTTCTTTTAATTCACTACGTAATTTAATAATATTATCATTTATTATAGATAATTTACTTATTATCATTGTTAATGATTCTAAAGTAGTAGTGTCTACTTCTTCGAGATTTTCTTTAATAATAGTATCTAACATTATTCTACTGGTATTGGTTCACTCCATTCTGGAGTTTGCATTATTTCTAATATCTCTGTATGTGTATAAGTTCCTACAGGAACTACTGAACCATCTGTTATAAATGTTGGAGTATATCCATCTTTCCATTTAATTACAAATTGCGTATCATCTAAAGATTTTCTTATAGTGAAAACACTTGTTTCTCCTATTTGTGCAAAATCTATTTTGTCTATGTCTGTTAAGTTAATTACTGCGTATGTTCTCATTATTTTTATTTTCAAGGTGTATCGGGATCTATATCTGCTGCGTCCATATTATATGAAAGAGCATTGTTACTTGAGTCAGGAGCATCTCCTGTTCTGTCGTATATATCCATATTTGCGCTAATTCCATCGTTACTTCCTACTTGGTCTGGAATTGTCCATTCAGGTGCCGCTGGATCAAGTATTGCTTCTTCTCCCATTCGCCACCAACTCACTAGTCCACTTTGCCCTGTTAAATCCGTAGGTTGTCCTAAATTATACATAGCTGTTACATCTCCCGCACTTAAAACACTATCAAAAATAGCTACCTCGTCTATGTTACCCGTAAAAAAAGCCGTATCAGCGGTATGAGAACCTATTTTCAAATCAGTACTTGCGGAATTTGTACTTGAAGAACCAGCTGTAGTCGCTTTTAAAACTGCATTAACATATATTTTTCCCTCATTTAATCCCTCATCATAAGTAACTGCTATATGATACCAATTATCTACAGTTATTCCTCCGTGGTACCAACCAGAAACACAGTCTTTAGTTCTGGTATTACGTCTAAACTTTAGTCTTTCTGTACTGTCAATTATAATATCAAATCCCGCTTTAGAACTTGAAGCTGTATTAGATATCAAATAATCCAAACTCGTACTTGTTGTTCTATAAATCCAAAAACTACAACTTAAATCTCCATTATCATAGGCAGAAAAATCTCCGCAATCTATATTATCGTCCACACCATCAAAAGCCATAGAATAATTACTAACCTTATCTTTGTTAGTGTTTTCAGGCATTAATATTTGAGTTTCTTTGAATGTAGAGTTTTCTCCCATACGATACCAAGCTGTAGGGTTTAGTGAAGTTAAATCTGGAGGTGTTCCTCCTCCATATATAGTTGCCGCATCTCCACTTTGGTCGCTACTATAAATAGCCACTTCATCTATATTACCATCAAACCAATAACGACCACCACCGTAATTGTCATTACCAATACTTAATTTATCATAAGATGTAAAGTTATCTGAAGTTGTATCTGTTCCTGTTGTTTGTGCTGCTACTCCGTTTATGTAAAGATTAACATCTTTTGAAGTTCCATTTCTAGTACACATAACATTTGTCCAAGTGTCAGAAGCAATCCATCCTGAAGCATTATTATAACTGGCTAAATAATAAGTATTACTACTATTATCTCTTAAAGAAATTAGTAATCTAATGTTTGCGCCTGATTTAAACGTACTAAACCATATAAGTGCTGTTCCTCTAAATGATACTATTTGATTTGTTGCGCTAGCGCTTGTAGTTTTAATCCAAGCACTTATTGAAAAATCATCTCCAGCAGCAAATTGAATAGGCCCACTTCCTGAAGCGCCATCATAAATAGACACAAAATCATCTGTACCGTCAAAGTCTAAAGACTTAGTGCTAAATACTGCGCCTCCTAAAGAAGTAATTCTGTTTTTAATATTATAACTATAATCTATTGGATACATATTTTTTTTATCATATTAATGTTGGCATTGGATATTTTTGACTAATACCCATAAATATATCATTTCCACTTTCTACGGCATCTTTATAATAATCTGCACCTAATTCATTATCTACATATATTTCTAATTCATCTTCAGTTAAATACACCAATAAAATTGGTTGCCCTGTAGTCAATACGTTTCCTAAATCTACTTGGCCAAATAAGTGGATATTTGAAGTTTCATCTTTAATGCAATACCATCTTTTTTCTTGTGTTTTATCTATATATCCCATAATTTTTATATTCCACCCCCATCTGTTATAGTCCATCCTAACCCTGCAGGTGCAGGATCAGTTAAAGCATCTCTGGAAGCCTGTGTTGTAGCTATTGTATATTCTGCATCTTTTACTATTAAAGAAACTCCTGTAGTTACAGCCGTTGCTGCTAATCTTTGTAATAATACATCATAATCTGCGGTTGATAGTGGCGTATATTGTCCTGTATTAAAGGTAATAAAATTAGACATATTAGTTACTGCTGCGAAACTAACACTTGCACCTAATACAAATCCTGTTATTTCTTGCATATACCCAAAGTGTGAAAAGGATGTTACTGCGGAAAAATCACAATTACCAAAATCTAAATCTCCACTATACTGTGCGCTTTGTAGAAAATTTCCCATATGTGTACAACTAGATGTAATTGACCAATTAGAAGTATCTAATAATGAAACACTACTACTTCTAAAGGCATTTTGAAAAGTAGTTACATTACTAACATCAAACCCTGAAACATCTGGATTCCCTCCACCTGTCCATTTATACCCATTCATAAAATTATAGAAAGTTGTAACAGCAGAGGTGTCCCAATCTGCAACATTTACAATAGTACTACTTGGTGTAGTAGAACCTACCTGATAAAAGAAATTTGAAAAGTTCTGGCAACTGCCTAAATTAGGGCCCCAATTAGAACCAAAATTAGATTTCGTAGCTCCAAAGTTAAATATCTTAGTACCCTGAAACATAGCATTAGCAAGTGTAATTGAAGTAGCATCAAATTCATCTAATCCAGTAATATGGGTTAAGTTATCACAGCTATATGCAAAACGAGCCATAGAAGTCACATTGCTTGTATCTATCCCTGTTGCATTAAGAGATGTCATATCTGAATCTCTAATAAAATCATTCAAAGTGGTAATATACCCAGTATTATTCCAAGTTGATATATCAACGCTAAATGATGGGCCACTACTCCCCTCTCTTGTTTTACGAAATAAACTACTTAAAACAACACTCTTACCAAAAGTCCATCCTGATACATCTATACTTTTTACATTAGTTTGATAGAACATACTTGATATATTGCTTGCATTAGACCAATCTAAGTCAGGCATTATAAATTCACAACCATTTACAGCGCTGCCAGATCCATAACATAAATTATTGGGAGCGCCAATATTACTTGTATCCCAATTTGTTAAGTTTAAAGTTTCTAAACTATCCATACTATAAAACATGCCATAAAGAGTTGTTATATTACCTGTATTAGTCCAGTTACTTAAATCTAAATCAACAACACTATCGCATTGACTAAACATTTCTCTTATATTTGAACTTTCTGCTAAATTAGAAATATCAGGGAAATCTGTGGCAGTATACTCCATGTTCCCACAATTCTGAAACATATATCCCAAAGCACTCCAAGTAGTATCTGTTCCCCATTGAACCATGTTTGTTAATCTATCTTGATTACTTGTATATCCAAGACCATTACTCCTAGTCATTCTCAAAGAATGAAACTGATTTGTTATCACTACTTGAAAAACTTTTGTTCCACCACCACCAAATGTGTAAGTGTGAGTTTTATCTTTTGTTGTAACATTTGAATCTGAATTACCATCACCCCAATCTACATCATAATCTAAAGTTCCTAGTGGAAGTGTATCATAAGATGGTAATACGATAGTATCTCCTGAACTAACTGTCCATTCAGTGACAAAAGCGGCGGGATCTAAACCACCAGAACTCAATGATTTCGCCTTAATATTATATCCGTAATCAATTGAGTACATATATTATTATTATAATAATATTAAACTAACACTTCCTGAAGTTAATTGAATTGCTGAAAATTTACCATCTCTGCAAGTGATAATTACTCCTCCTTTTACAGCTGTTCCTGGTGTACTTACATATCTACTAAGGTTATTACCTGCAGTATCATTTATATATAAGTTACTTATTATTGTGTCTTCTGCAATATATATAGCAGAGAAATCCATAGTAACAAGACTTGCATCATTTACTACGAAAGTTCCTGGAATAGCTGCCATTTTTTTTAAAGCAGCTAATTGTTCTTGTTCTGTTGTTGCCATTTTTTTAAATTTTTATTAATTATTATATACTATTTTTATGGCATAGTATATGTGCCTGAAAATACAGGAGGTGTGCTTGAAATTGCAACTGTTGAATTCTTTTCTTCGGAAAGAACTATAGCAGTTCTTGTTTCATTAAAATTAACTTCATCAGGTCCTGTACAACTAATAGTCTGAGGAAAAGTATCAATAGTACAAGCAACATCTACAGTACCAAGAATAGCGCCTACAGGTGGTGTTACTGTAAGGTCTACAGCAGCTGTTTCAGCATTATAAGAAGCTTGATCAAAAGCAAGGGGTATAGAAACAGGAATAGCCACTACATCTACATCTAACCAACCAGCTGTATCAATTATATATGTTACACATTCATCATAAGTTAAAGTAGCTACAGGAGTAATAGTTGCTACCCATGCAGGAGTATCTATATAGGATACTATAAATTTATCTTCAGCTAA